GTTCGATGAATTCGTCGGCCATGGCTTATTGCAAACGTAGCACTGAGGAAAGCGCCATCTTGGCTACGGGCTTGCGCAGTGCCCCCAGCGCGCTGTCCACGCTGCTGACAATACCTGTTGCCGTATCGATTCGACTGACCAGCCCACCAAGGCCACCTGAGCGCACGGCACTCAGTGCTGCGTTCGCGCTGCGAGCTGCGTTGTAGGCCTGCTGTCCAAGCTGCGCGGCATCCTGCAGGTACGGTGCCGCCTGCGTAAGGGTGTCCCCGAGTCCGCTGAGTGCGGGCACCGCTTGCGCGAGAGGCGTCGCCACACTGATCAATTTGCCGATCGCCGTAATCGGACTGCTCTGAACCGCCCTCAATGCATCCAGCGCCGTGCTGGCCATTGCCAGGCCGCCGCGCGCGGCGGACATATAGCTCGCGGCGGCGCTGGACAGGTTGCCTAGGAGGCTGCCCCTGGAAAACCGCCTGCGCCGCCCGGAATTCCACTGAGTAGCCCACCGAGCCCACCTCCGGACAGTTCGTAGACTGAGCGCACCGGCGCGCGTGGATCACGAACGGCCGCGGGCGTTGGGGCCGGTTCGTCCCCGACGTACTCGAGCAACGACACGGTAAATTCGGCTTCCAGCACATCGCCGTCGGGTAGTGTCACCTTCGGCCGTTCCTCAAGGTCCGTGACGATGAATCGCCCGAGATACTCGCCGTCCGCAAACACCAGCGGCAGAGGCACCTCTTGGCCGACCAACTGGCGCAGTCGCCGCGCCTGGTAGGCGGGATCATCGAAGTACCGATGGAAAGCAAGCTGCAGTTGCAGCTCGTCGAGCTTGCCTGCGACGCGCTCAAGCCGCGGCTTGCGGCTGATCAGCGGATGCTGGGCCCAATCCGCCCCCGCTTAATGCTGTGCGGCTGCCAGCCAATTGTGTCGAACTCGAGATCGCCGAGCACCGCGAACATCATGCGCCTCCGTAGTCGTAGCTGCGCCGGCCACGATCTGCCATGAGCCGGTCGAAGTGGCGCTCAAACTCGGCAAAGGCCGAGCGCGTCGCCCGATGAACCGCCGCGTCGACAGCTTGCGCATCGGCACCGGCTTCGACAGTGATCTGCGGGGCGTAAGTGATGACCAAGGGCTGGGGCTGGCCACCGCCGCCTGCCGCGGCACCGCCAGCACCACCGGCAGCGGCCGTCACCCATGCTGGCAGGCCATTATTCGCCCATTGCTGGGCTAGGCTCTGCCCGGGCGATGCGGCGGCGACGATCCCTGCTGCGAGCGCGGCGGCCGCATTCGTGGCCATGCCGCTCGATGTGTGGATGCCTAGCGCCGCCCCTTCTGAGACAAACGTACCCAATTCTGCGAATACGCGCGAAGGGGATTGGATGCCTAGGAGACCCTTGAAGCGGCGCTCGATTGCAGTGGCCATGCCGGAGACAGCGCTGTCCACCCACGCGAAGCCCGACTCGATGCCGCGCGCGAGGCCGGCCATGATATCGCTGCCTGCCTGGGAAAAGTCCGGTACCAGGCCTCTGACGTAGGAGACCCCTTCCCGGAACTCCGACTTGGCCGAAACCCACGTTTCTTTGACTTTGCCAATATCGATCTGAGACGCCAGCCAGCCGCCAATTTGCGAACCTCCTGCCGCGCCAAGGAGACCACCGACAACGCCCCCGACAGCGGTGCCGATGCCAGGCACGATGGAGCCGGCCGCCGCCCCTGCAAGCGCGCCGCCTGTTAGGCCTCCCAGGAACCCCCCGGCAGCGGAGCCAAAGCCGCGCTGTCGCTCGCGCGCCGATAGCGTTGGGTCGCTCACGGCACTAAAAGCATCACCCGCAGCCATTGCGAGACCAAGCGGGGCGAGAATCTTGCCGGCACCACGCATCGCCGCCCAGAAGCCCGGGCTATTTCCGAGCAAGGACAAGGCCGAACGCCCAATGCCGCCCATCGCACCAGCCGCACGAGAGAGGCCACGGCCTAGCGAGCCACCTGCGCGACGCAGCCGGCCCCGGCGACCGCTGCGGCCATCAGCGCCACCTCCACCCAGATCCGGCCCACCACCTACGCCCATGTTGACGACGTAGACGCGCTGAATGTCTTTCGCGGCTTTGGCGCCGGTTAGCCAGCCGAGCAGCCCCTTGCCCGCACCGATCGCTGACAGCGCTCCGCCGGCAATCCACTTCGTGGCGATCCGCGCAATGGAGAACGCCATGAGCACGCCCACGGTGGTTCCGATCGCACTCACCAGGCGGGGATATTGATCGCTCATACGAGTAACCCAACCCGTGGCCGACTTCAAGCTGGCGGACAGGTCGACTACCGTCGGCGCAAGCGCTCCGCCCACGCTAATCAGCAGATCGGTTGCAGCAATCGAGAGCGCCTTGAACTTCTCCGAGGTGCCGGCCATACGCTTCTCGAAGTCTTCATCGATCACAGCTTTGCCGGACTTGCCCGTGCCAGTGCGGACCTCCTCGAGAATCTCCGTCAGCTTAGGACGGTTCTGAATCTCGGCAAGGATGTACGACACAGCCTGCATGTCCTGGAACATGGTGCCGAGGCCCGCACGCTGTCCGAGTGCTTCGATCATGCCTCGCCGGCGTTCCATTTCCGCGGCGCGCTCGGTAGGGTCATCTATCTTCGCGACATCGTCGGCGATCTTCTTCATCTCCGCTGCGGCCGCTGGCGCGGCCTTGCGCATCTGGGCCAAGATGATGTCGATGCCGGCGGTAATCGGGTCTTTGCCGGAGGCCGCCTGCTTGCGCAGTTCACCGGTCAGATCGACGTCAAGCTTGCTGAAGTCCTTTTGCGTGTCGACCGACGTCAGCTTGGCGAGGAAGTTCTTGAGGTTGTTGGCACCGGCATCATTGCTGCCCGCCCCCAGCTTCGCAACCTGCAGGCGCGCCGCGAGGCTGACGACAGCCTCGTTTCCCTTGAGGCCGATGCCCTTGGAGTAGGCACCGAGTTCGGGAAGCCATTTCGCCATGTCGCGCAGCTCGAAGGAGCCGAGCTTGCCCGCTTTCGCGGCCTGACTGAATGCCTTCTCCATGTCCGAGACTTCGAACACCTTCTGGAAGCTCACATTCATGCGAGCGAGATCTTCAGGCGAGGCGCGGGTGGCAGTGGATGTCTTTGCAAGCAGCCCAGATTGCCGAGCGGCAACATCGCCTTCCATACCTTCCGCCACCAGCGTCTCAACGGCCTTGGCGACAGCATCGTGATGCTGGTTATAGCGCAGCGCGTTGCCCCGGATATCACGCGCAAGCGATGCCTCCTCTTGAGTGCTCATTTCGCCCGTGATGGCGATGTTCTTGACAGCGTCCTCGTACTTCGCGAACGCTGAAACCGGTTTGAGGAGCGAGTAGCCCACAGCAGCCGTCTCGACGACGCCCGACCTCGCTTCTGCGCGCAACTGTCGACCGCGCTCGATGTCCTGCCGTCCCGACTGGCGTAGCTGCGCCGCGCGTTCCATTTGGGCGAGTGAGCGGCTTGTTCGCTGGATATCGTCCAGACGAAGGCCAAGCCGTCGCGCATTCTCTTCGGCACGCGAAAGGCTCGCACCGACGTTGTCCAGCTCCCGTCGGGCTGCGCGGCTTCGGTTCTCGCTCGCGCCGACCTCCTTGGCAAGGCCCCCGGCGATGCCCTGTGCACGCGTGAGCCCGGCCTGCAGACGCTCCGTCTCCGCTTGCGTCGCCGCTTGGCGTTGCCGGGCCTTGTCAAGTTCCTTGGTAAGGCGCTCGGCCTCGTTCCCAGCGCGGGCGATGCCGAGCCGCAGGTTTCCCATCTCGGCCGCGCCAGCGGCACCGGCACCCTTAGCCAGTGCCAGTTGTAGCCGAAGTGACTCGGCGCGATCGCGTGAAAGCTGCAGCGCCGAAGCGGTATGCGCGATAGTGCTGTCTGTCAGCTTCGCCTGAGCATTGGCGTCGGCAAGCTTGCCGGAGAGCCGGCCCACCGCGCCTTGGGCCGTGGTGAGCTTCTCGCCCATACGCTGGGCAGCCAGGTGCGTCTTCTCTGCGCGGTCCTGCGCCTGGGCAAGCCCATCACGCAGCTTCCCCACCCGATCGATGGCTTGACGCCCAGCGCCAATCGCCGCTACGCTTTTATTGAGGCTTTCTGCGTCTTTACGCAGTCTTCCCAGGGCCTGCGACGCGGCACCAGTGGCCGCCGATATCACCAACCCGACCGTCAGCAACTTGTCCATGACCGAGAAGCTCGTCTTTCAGCTGTTGTTGATCCCGTCCTGCCTGGGCGGGCTGTGGTTCGCTTGGCGATTCGGCGAATCGGAAGCCGGCTTCGCGAGCCTCGTGCTGTCCTGGGCCATGGGCACCATTCTCAGCCTGCTCCCCGTCGCCGTGATGCTATTTGTGTGCGTCTTCCTCTGGTACGGTGTCGCCGGCTTGCGTGAACTCCTTCGGCGCGGCGACTGACATCGATCAGCGCCGCGATCGCGCCTTAACGATCTCGTTTGCCTCCTCGGCAAACTCCCAGTATTCAGACAGTGGCAGGAGCAGAATTTCCGACCACGTCAGCCGCATCAGCCGCATCAGCGCTCGGTCCAGCCGCCGAAGCTGCGCTTCCTCCATAGACCACGCGGCGAAAAAAGCGCGGCAGCTCGTAGCTGTCGCCGATATGCAGGCCGGCCAAATCCTCGATGGCAAGCCCGGCCATCCGGGCGATCAAGAATTCCTCAGCATCGAAATCGTCAGCGCTGTACTGCGCCGCCGCCTTCTGATCGCCGCGAGTGAGTTCACGCAGGCGCAGCGTGTCGCGGGTGGTGCCATCAGCAAGGCGCAGTGGCTGCCGCAGGGAGTATTCGAAACAGGCCAGCACGGTCTTTGTGCCTTCAGCACGCGGCTCGCCATCGAATGCCTGCAGCCGGAACTGGTCGACCAGGTCCTGCGAATCCCGGAACGACAGCAGCGCGATCGCCTCAAGCGGCATTCCGGTCAGGCGATGCAGCAGAAAGTCATCCTGGTCACCTTCCTTCGAGCTGCTCTTGGCAGCCTGGCGACGATCGGCGTGGGTCAGCTGCTGGATCGGGACGCTGCTGAAGATCAGCGTCCCGTGAACGACGGCACGCGCGAGGGTGTGGGTGGTGGCGGACATGACAATCCTGTTGGGAGCGGTGAATGGGGCACGTGATGCGCGCCTTGCGATCTGAGGTGCCGCACCTCAGACTCCGTGCGGCACCGCGGCAGCTGCCGGTCTAGCCGCCAATATTGAGTCGATACTGGGCCAGGGCATCCTGGCCATTGATCTTGAAGATGTTGTTGAAGACGTCGACCTCGAGCTCTTCATTGCCGTCAAAGACCTGGCGTATGTAGTGCACGTTGTACGAAGACGGGAAGTCGGTGCGCTCCTGCTGTTTGAACGTGCTCCCCATGACCTTCTTTGTCAGCACCGTCAGGTAGGTGACGAGCGGGCGTTCGCGCTGGCGACCCGTGCTGTCCCAGTCCTCCACGTTCGAACGGATCTGCACCTGCACCGCGGCAAAAGGGTTGGCGACACGACGCATCGCTTCTTCGAAGTAGGACTTCCACTTGATTTCGGCCTCCATGGCATCGATGCCGGCCGGCAGCTTGATCTTGCCGACCATGCCCAGGCCTTTGTATTCGGACTCGATGACAGAGATCTCTGGGATCTTGACCTCTTCGGCCTGGCCGAGCATGTCCATGCCCTCCAGGTACACATTGGCGTTGACGATCTGACGGACCTTGATCTGGCTCATGTTGCTAGCTCCTTCGCTGTACTTGGCGAGCGTCGCCGATGGTTACGCGGATTTGAGGTTGACCAGGTACTCGCTGGTCAACTCGGACTCATAGGTGAGCCGCTCCATCGGGGGCGGAGGTGTGAAGCGGTAGCTGATCAGCACCTGTCCATTGGCCAACTGCGCCTGCGGATTTCGCTTCGGATTGAACCAGGCGTCGCCGCCGAGCAAGGCGCCTTGGCCGATCTTGATATTGAAGAACGACTTGGTGGTCATGACCAGCGAGTCGATCAGCCCCTGGCTGACAGGATGATCCGAGAACTGCAGGCTGTTGTACCGGATGGCCTCGTCGATCATGTCCTTGGTCCGGCCAACCGCGATGAAGTTGTCGAGCGCGGTACTGGTCGGGAATGCAGCGGAGCGGTTGCCCCAGAGGCGGAAGCCGGTACCGAAGGAATTGAACACGGTCACGACACCCGCTTCGTTGAGCACGTTCACCTCGGATTGTGGATCGTCGATGCGCGCGGTCAGTGGCCGTTCGAGCCCGGTAATGCCAAGGATCTCGGTGTTCGAAGGCGACCACCAGTAGCCGTTGTCGTTATCCTTGCGGCCGATCACGCCGGCTGCGAACTGCGACAAGGGCTGCAGCGCCTCCGCGCGTGCCCACGTATCGTATGCGCGCACATGCGGATAACAAAGGATCGCGCGCCGGCTGGAGGTCTCGAAATGGATGGTGCCTGATGGACCGCGCCCGCCAATTACCTGAGCAACCGTGGCACCGACCGGCGCATCAATGAGCGTGTAGGCACCTACGGCGTTTGCCTGCACCACCTGTTCGGCGGCGACTCCTGCCAGCTGGCAGAAGCCCGGAGCAATCAGCATCTTCGGGAAGTAGCCAAAGAGGTTGTAGCAGTCAGCTGCGAGCTTGAGTCCAGTGCGCTTTCCCGCGGCATCCACGCCACCAATAATGTCCGCCGCGACGGCCGTGTCCAGGCCGTCTTTTGAGACGTTCACCACGATCACGGTGGCATTGCGCTGGTTGAAGATGGCCCGCAGTGCACGCGGGATGGTGTGGTTACCCATGGGCGCGCCATTGGCGGGCAGAAACTGGGCGATGTCGGTTTCCGAGAGCACCAGCGTAGGTGTGTTCACGGGGCCGGCCGGCGCGGTACCGGCAAGCAAGGTCACGGCAGATTTGACTTCGCGCACCGGGCGAGAGCCATTGTCGACATCGATTGTTTCGACGCCGTGCAGGAAATTGGCGGGCATGAGGAGATTCCTTATCTGTTGGGATACGATGCCCGCTGCTTAGCGGCTGCGGACCTTCGTCACCGAGTTGGCTGCCGTGTCACCTGCGGCCTCGGTGGCGCTCTCGGCCGCAATCGGTGCGGCGGAGTCGGCCGTGTTCGACGGCGTCAGGTGCCCCAATGCGACCAGCGTACGGACGTACTCGTTGTCTTCGGGCAGATCGACGTCCTTGCCCGGGAGCAGCGGCACCTCGCGCCGCTTGGGCTCGTCAGCGGTGCCTTCGTTGAGAGT